ACTAATTCTGTAACCGTAACGCCACCAACTAAAAATTTAAATACGTCTTCAACTATGGCAGTTGCTTCGTTTACATTTGTATCTGTTGGGTCGTTTGCTTGTGTAACTTTTTGTCCTATAAGATTAGAAGCGTCTGAAGTTCCTAATTCTAAACAACGTAATATTTTTCTAGTATCCCATTTACCATCAGATATTCTTAACATCTCATCTTTAGGATATTTTATTTCAGCAGGTTCATTAAATAGTAATTTAAAAAATATCTCACTTGCACGTTTTGTACCTTTTGATTGATATAGCGATTTAATATTTTTTATTAATTTTCTTTTATTAATCTGATCATGTAATCTATCAGGTATAGAAGTTAAAAATGAGTTTCTAAATTTTAATAAAAATGAAGATAAAGTTTTATCTACGTCAGCGTAATCTAAAAGTTGTTGAATGTTTTGAACTGGATTTGCTCTGTATTGACTTATACTTGCCTGAGCAGCTGAAGATGAACCTGTAATTAATTCACCCTCAATAAATTTATTATTATGTGTTACAAATAAACGAGCACCATCATCAACGTCTTCAATTAAAACTGTAGCAGTAGCACCAGATGTAGCACCTGTAATTGTTTCACCATTTATGAAGTCACCATAACTTGTATCTTCTAAAAGAATATTATCGCTATCGTCATCATCACTTACGTTTGTACCATCTAATTGAATTAAACCACCTGCTGATCCTTCTAATTTTATAACGTCAGGATCGCCAATGTTTGTTAACTTGATTTCAGCTGATTCCATCAACTGATAATATGCTTTTATAAAGTCTAAAAATAATGGGTGATCTTCAAGTACAAAATCAGGTACTTGTGAATTTATAAGGTTTGATATTTTATCTTTAAAGTCGGCCATTTCATCTAATAACTACTAGTCGTGGTATATCCTATACCAGCGTTTGCTGAGCCTCCTGCTAATGTATCAGCCTCAACTGTAACTGAACTGTTTGCAACATCAATATCTAATACTTGATTTCTGATAGGAACAATATCGTTTGAATTAGGTTTAACCGTTACTTCAATAACTGTACTAGCTGCACCTCTAATATTTTCTATATTAGAAACATTTAAAGAGTTTACTTCAACTAGACCTGAAGAATAGTTTATAGTACCTTGTGTACTATTAGCATATGATCTTACAGCACCATCTAATCTATATCTTCTTACATTACCTTGTCCATCATCATCTAAAAACCATACGTTTGTTGTATCGCCATCAACTTTGAATCCTGAAGATTCTAAAATACCACCTGAAGCAGTATTGTGACCAGAGTGTGGATTGTATAATGCGTTAGCAAAGTTAATTGAATATTTTGTAGAACTACCGATTGTAGGTAAAAAAGATTTTCTTAATTTAATTGTTGTTATGTTTGATAAGATACTATCATCTGTATCATCAATCAGACCAATAAGTTTTGAAAATCTGAATATAGTATCAAACGATTGTAAAGTATTTGAATTGTAATTTGTTAAAGTTGTAATTACATTTGATTTAATTGTATCAGCAGTTTTTGGTGTAGTCTTTTCATCAAACTTAACCGTAGAAGTTAAAATTAAATCTGTTGTTTCAGGATCAATAATAACTGGTGTTACTGAAGCAACTGAATATTTTTTTAATTCTTTTACAATAGAATCTTTTGTAGAGTCTGTTAAGTTAGAACCACTTGTTGGTAATATAGAAAGATAAACTCTACCATAGAATGGCGTTTCAGCGTCTTCACCACCCCAAGCACTAACTGATTGTGTGTTAGCATAAAGTTGTTTTACTTTTGTTTTATAATCTTCTACCGTAACTGCTCTATCTTGTGACGCATAAAAATTAGGTGCATTGAATTTTATACTTTCTAATGCTTCAGGATCAGCACCACCTTGTGCTGATGAGTTAACTGTAACCGTTACATTATTGAAACCTGATATTGAACCAGATAATGTAAATGATGTTGCACCGTTAGCTTCTGTTTTGTTTGTAACAACATAACTTATAGCAATAATGTTACCATCATCTAAATTTTGTCCTATGACACCATCACCAAAGTATATTTCAAATTGACCGTCTTCAGCTTCTTGTAAGAAATAAACTTTAGAGTCACCATCTAATTGTGTAATAGAAGTTGCTTTTGTGTATGTACTTGATGTAGTATCAGAAGCACTATTTTGTACTACAACTTTTATTGTAGTTGTATCTGCTCTGTCACTAGGTATTAAAAATCTTTGGTCTATGTCATCACTATCATTTGTATAAGTGTATGTTACATATGTGCCTTCGTAAACATCTAAACTTTGTGCTGTGTAAATACCATCAACTGGTTGTACAACTTTATCTGCTACAGAAACAAACGTATAAGTTAAACCATCTATTGATGAAGTAAATTTTGTACCTGCAGGAACTGTAATTGATGATCCTGTACCATCATTGATTACTAATTTTAAATCAGCGATTGGTGCTCTAGCAGAGTTAGGTACATAACCTACTAATTTAGACAATGACGCAACACTTGATCTTAATTGTGCTGTGTCCATATACATTTCGTTTGCTACAAAGTTTGCATTGTAAGCCAAGTAATGTGTATTGTATGCTAATGTGTCTAATAAAATTGAAAGAGAACTTCCTTCAAAGTCGTAATCTTTAAATTCGTTTTGATTTGCTAAAAATCTTTTAAGTGAACCTTTTATATTTTCAAAATCTAATTCTGAAATATCTAATCTATGTTGCTTTGCCATTTTATCTTACTCTTTGTAAAAATGTTGATACTGATACTGGTTGTTCAACACCATTTATTTTAAATGAAACCATAATACTAATGCCGTTACTACCATCTTCACTTTGAACAACAACATCTTCTACTGAAACTCTTGGCTCATACTTTTCAATCGCCATAGATACTCTATCTTTTATTACTACTAATAAAGGTTCAGTAATATTCTCAAATAAGAAACCTCTTAAATTACAACCGAAGTCAGAATTAAAAGGTCTTTCGTATTTGTTTGTTAAGATAATATTCTTAACACTTCTTTTAATTGCTTGTACATCAAATAATTTTGCAACATCCTTTGTAGCAGGATTTTTAGTAAAACTCAAATTTAAATCACTATAGATTCTATTTGATCTTTTACTTTTGTTAGTTGTAGTTGCGTCATAGTTTGAGTATGCCATATCTATATTTATATGACTTTACAGACCATTTACTAATACGTTTAAAGAACCTGAAATCATTGCACCTGCGTCAGCACTATGTCCTACACGTCCCCAAGGTATACCACCTATCTTAACGTTATTTGATCCTTTATTTAATGCAGCTATATGAGCAGGACAGATAGGAGTAGGTGGAGCTGGGTGTGCAACAGTAGGAGTGCCTTGTACAGCACCTACAATACCGTTTGCTTTTACTGTTCTTACTAAAGATATTGCTAAAGTTGTAATTCCAGTACAAGCATGACCTGTAGTCAACGGATCGCCTTCTCTAACTGCCATATCTTTGTTTTGCCTCTGCTTGCCTTTGTTCTCTTTCGGCTTTTAGTAACATTCTTTTCTTTTCTATCTCAATTGATTGACGTACTTTTCGTCCAACTGGTATTTTTACCGAATCTACGATTTTTTTGCCTTTTTTACTAATATATTCAACACCAATAAACTCATCCTTGAAATCCCCTTGTACAGACATGGTGGCTTTCTTCAAACTCATGGCTTCCTTCTCTTTTTCGTCACCTGATTCGTTCCAGAACTTAAAAATTCTCATTTTTTTCATAATTTCCTCAATTTTTGTGTTTTTCTACTATTTATAAGGGTTTTTAGAGAACAAAACAAGAACATATGCCATTTTTTTCCATTTTTTGCTTGATTTTTATGTAAAAATACGGTATTATAATAGTATGTACAACAAAAAAACAAAGGACAACACAATGATAGACAAATTAACAACATTTTCTGCCGTTATATTCGTAATGAGTATGATCGGTGCTACTGGTGCTATAGAAACCGATCAATATTTACTCGGTGCTACAATGACACTTATTGGTGTTATTACAGGATTAACAACAATCAGTTTATCTAACAAATAATGAATAATAAAAAGTTAAAAACTGCAATTAAGAAACTTGAAAAGAGAGTTGCTTACGGAAACAAGTTATTAAAGACAAAA